GAGCACCGCCAACACAGCAAAATCCACAGCAGATACAATTACATCTATAGTAAATAACAATAAGGCAAACTGGGATAAAGGATATGACTGGACAAACACAAACGGCGGGAACATGATAAATCTCCTCACTATGGTAAAAGCTTGGACAGGAGGAGCAGTATCAGCTACCACTACCATAAACGGCGGATTTATCCGTACAAACACCATAACAGCCGCACAGATTGCCCTGGGGGATTTTACAAATCTCGTTGACGTCAACGAATCCCTTCCACAGTCTGCGATACCGGCAGGAACGCACCCGTTCTCTGTAGGCTCGGAAACGCTGTTTACAGGAGGGTATATCGCCAAAAAGAACGCTTCCGTCCAGTATCTGGCTTTATCCTCCTATAAGCCCAATTCTTTTTGTGATGGGGACGAACTTTATTATGAGTTTACGGCTCATGGAGCGGCAGTAGGATATTGCTATATTGCCGTATGGTTTTATGACATTACGAATGGGGTTGCAACCTTCCGGGGAATGCACCAGGGTACAAACGTGCAAATCACCACTTCCGATAAAACCTTTTCTGGAACTATTAAGCTTGGAAGTATACGGCAGCATGGGTTTTATGCAGTCGGTATCAATGATGTAAGCGATACCAAAATACAGATATATGCAAAAAATATATCTCTACACAAGCGTAACAAAGGAAACCTGATTGTAGATGGTGCGATCACAGCGTCAAAAATTGCCTCTGGCTCGATCACAACGGATAAACTGGCAGCGCAGGCAGTGACTGCAGCAAAGATAAATGTAAAAGATTTATTCGCCCAGGACATTACAGCCACGGGTACAATACGAGGCGTTACTTTACAGGGCTCGAAAGGAGAAATCGGAGGATTCCAGATCAACTCCACCAGATTGTACAGTGTGGATTCCAGCGGTACGTATGCGGCGTATTTTGGTTCTTATGATTTTAATAAGACAAATGCCTTTGTGGCACAGACAAAGGTAAATGAGAATTGGGTAAATGTTTTGGAAATGAGATATGACGGAAGTATCATATCCAGAGACAAGAAAAATACAAACTACAGGACAACCATACAGGAAGGAACGGTAACGTGTACAGGAAATGATGGTTGGTCTGCATCAACTACTGTGGAACTCCGAAACGGAGAAATCTGGTTTTACAGAAATAAAGACAGCATAGAGGCAAGTATTGGATTTGATGAACATGGACAGAACAGCAATTCTGCTACTGCGAGAGTAACACGGATTAATGCCAGTAATAGTGGTTTGCTGCTGTCGTGCCAGAATACTCCTGGTTTATATATTTATAAAAACAGTCTGAGAGCGTGGGTAAACTTGGATATGAACCATAAGTCCATCATCAACTCCTCAGATGAGCGTTTAAAAACAAATATTTTACCTTTTACCAGGTCTGTCCTTCCAGAGTTAAGTCGTTTGGGAATCGTATCTTACGCATGGAAAGAAACGGGGGAACAGGTAAAAGCAGGGTTTACAGCACAAAATATGCAGAGTGTCTTTCCGGAGCTGGTGGAAGCTAACGATGCAGGAATTTTGGGAATCAAAACCCTGGAGCTGATGCCGTATGTAATAAAAGGTGTACAGGAATTAAGCAGTAAGGCGGAAGACTTGCAGGAACAGATAAAAAAAGTCAGATGTCAGCAGGAAGGAGATACCATATCTTTGAGGGCGCAGGTATCGTCCTTGCAGTATCAATTACAGCAAGCATTTAACCAGCTTGCGATACAGGCAGAACAGATTAAAAAGCTTCAGGCGGAGGGGTAACTTCCGCCTGCAAAAAGGAGGAAATATATGTTAAAAGTAAAGAAAAATATCAAACTTACAGGGGAATCCCTGATTGAAGCAACGGCAGTAGAAGGATACTCCGCAGAGATTGACAGTGAGAATCCGGAAAATATCAGTATCAGCAACTGGCAGATCGACAAAGACCTTTACAAAAAGAACCGCACCCAGTGCTTACAGGATTATGCTGCATTTATGGATAAGGCGTATGCGTTGCAGGATGAGATGTTAAAAGAAAAAGGAATCGGGATAAAGGCATAAGGAGGAGAGAAATATGGAAATCAGAGACAGACCGTAGGGGTCTTTTTATTTTACTTAAATTTGCGCCGGCGCAAAAGAAAGGAGAAAGAAATGATTATTACAGGAATGAAACATTTTGAAAGCGTTTGCCAGAAAAAATTAGTAGAATGGTATAACAAAAACAGACCAGAAACTCATATTGACTTAGGGGATGTATTTATTGTTTGGAGCTGCAAAACTCTCCAGAACTACAAATGTCTGGCATCTACCACAGTATCCGGGGACGGAATCTATGCAGAGTATACCTTTAATGGAGATAAGCAGGAGCTGTATGAGGACGTATACAAAAAGCTTACAAATATCTGCCACACAGAGGAATAGAAAGGGGTAACATATGCAGCCAGAAATAGTAGTTGCCATTTGCTCCTTACTTGGAACACTTGTGGGCAGCCTTGCCGGAATCATGACGGCGAATAAGCTTACAACCTACCGACTGGAGCAGTTGGAAGAAAAAGTAAAGAAACATAACAATCTTGTAGAACGTATGGCGATTGTAGAACAGTCTACAAAGTCAGCACACCATCGAATTGACGAAATTGTAGAAAGAGAGGATTAATTTATGGATATTAACACAGTAATGCAGTATGTAACTTTTGGTATGGCGCTTTTAGGAGTGCTGGCTTTTATGGTGTCTATTGTGGTACAGGTAATCAAGGAAATGCCATTTCTGGCGAAGATTCCAACAAGTGCAGTGGCACTGATTACATCTATGGTCCTGTGCCCAGTGGCTCTGGTTGTACTGTGTACATATTTTAAGATCACAATCACTTGGTATTATGTGTTTGCCTCTTTTATGGCTGCTTTTATTGTTTATTTAGTATCAACTGGCGGATGGGAAAAGATCAAAGAGATCTGGGACAGGACAAAGTATAAGGATTCGGAGGGCGAGTAATCGTCCTCTTTTTAAATAGGAGGAAAAGAACATGAAGGCGATGTTAAGTCAGCCAATGGCAGGAAAAACAGAAGAAGAGATTATTAAAACCAGAGAAAAAGCTATAAAAGCTCTTGAAGATAAAGGGTACAAGATTGTGAACACTCTGTTTACAGATGAATGGTATAGTCAGGAGAAAATGAAAGAACGTGGAGTTGTGCAGATTCCGCTTTGCTTCCTGGCAAAATCCCTTGAAAATATGTCCTTGTGCCATGCTGCGTACTTTTGTAAGGGCTGGGAGAATGCCAGAGGGTGCAGGCTCGAGCATGAAGCAGCGGTCACATATGGATTAGAAATCATATATGAAGAGGAGAATCACTGATATGTCGACAAAGATAATGGGACAGGCTCAGGCATCCATTGAGCAGATGCGAGCTTACATCAAAAAAGTAAATCCAAAAGCGCCGGAGAGTGTCCTTGCTATGATACCACTGTATATCACAGAGGGCGCGCTTGAGGGCGTCCGTGGAGACATTGCTTTTGCTCAGAGCTGTTTGGAGACTGGTAACTTTACCTTTAAAGGCAGCGCGGTCACACTGGACCAGAACAACTTTTGCGGCATGGGAGTTACAAGCACCGGAGTCAAGGGAAGCTCATTTAAAACCCCCAAAGAGGGCGTCCGGGCGCAGATACAGCATCTTAAAGCCTACGCCTGTGACGATGCCCTGGAACAGCGCTGCATCGATCCCAGATTTATCTACGTAAAACGTGGCTGTGCACCTTATGTGGAGTGGCTGGGGATCCAGGAGAATCCTTCCGGCGCTGGATGGGCGTCAGGAAAAGAATATGGAAATAAAATTTTGGATATTTTATCAAACATCCTGGAAACAGGGGAAAGAGAGGAAACCATGAAGATTATCAAAATGCTTACAAAAAAGAATTGTTACCCGGGACAGAATAAGCCCGCTTATGTCGTAATCCACGAAACAGATAACTGGAGCAAAGGAGCAAATGCGAAAGCTCACGCAACTGCTATGAAAAACGGCAACCTTGCCGGGACTGTCCACTATTATGTGGATTCCAAGAGTATTTATCAGACCCTTGACCATAAGGACGGAGCCTGGGCAGTAGGGGACGGCGGCGGAAAATATGGTATCACAAACCGCAACTCCATCAATATCGAGATCTGCGTCAATCCGGAGAGTGATTATTACAAAGCAGTGGATAAGGCAGAGCAGCTCGCAGCATCTCTCTTAAAACAGTATGGATGGGGAACAGATCGTCTGAAGCGCCATTATGATGCGTCCCGGAAACATTGCCCGCGCCGGATCCAGGACGAGGGACTCTGGCCAGAGTTTAAACGCAAGACCGCAGCATATATGGGCGCGGCACCCGAAAAACCAACCAATAAACCAACCACATCAACAGGAGGTCATTATATGTTCGAGCCAAAAACAGTAAAAAAAGGAGACAGCGGATTATCCGTATTATTACTGCAGGAGATTTTAAGAGCGAGAGGATTTAAGGGCAAAGACGGAAAAGACTTAAAGCTTGACCGTGATGCCGGTACAAATACAATCCATGCGCTTACCAAGTATCAGGAGAGCCGTAAAGGCGTCCTGGAAGTAGATGGTATCTGCGGGGAGAAAACATGGAGAGATTTAATTGCTCTGTAATAAGTAAAATTTAAGGGCGGCTTCGGCTGCCCTTTTTTTATTGTTTATATATACCCCTACAGATGTATAAAATATACAAAAAATAATATGTATTTTTGGCTATTATGTCAATAGATTTTATACACCTATAGAGGTATAATGGGTTCATAAGATAAAGAACGGAGGAAAACAAAATGAGAAAATACAACTTATCAAATATCATGAAAAGAGC